CACCATGTAAACAAATTGTATTTTTATCAGAGCATAAACACAAAGAAGCAAAAAGAATGTGGAAAGGAGGTTGGATCAAATATGACTTTATTATTGACTGAAATGTTTCAACAAATGAAAGACTATCATATAAAATTAGGATATGACTTTGCCAACGCGACTATTGATGAACGAATGAATGCTATTCGTGATAAATCTTTAGCGCTCAACCAAGAAGTAGCAGAACTAGTTGATAGTTTTCCATGGAAACCATGGCGATCTATTAACTCTCAACCTTGGGATACTGTAAATGCTATGGAAGAAATTGTTGATATTCTTTTCTTTTTGGGAGAGATCATGGAAGCAGCATGGATTGATCATACTATGCTTGAAGATGTGTTTGAGTATAAGCTTAAAGAAAATTATGACAGGATAAAACGAGGATATAACAATAAAAAAGAGGACAGAAGAAAGGGGGTGATAGGATGACCAAAAAAAGAATAAGAGTTTCTTATGGTAGAACTTGTCAAAATGCTCCATATGAGAGCATTCGTTTAGATGTGGCAATAGAGAAAGATATTGAAGATGATGCCAATCTATTAGAAAAAGTTGATAAATCAGTAAATGGACTTCAGCAATATGTCAAAAACAAAATTGCTTTTATACTTAAAAACGAATAAACAAACAAACAAAAAGGAGACAGTAATGATAACAACATTAGTAAGATTTTCATACCTCAATGCGTTCGAACCAAAAGCAAATCCTTCCGGAGACCTTAAATTTTCAGCATCTATTCTTATACCAAAAGAAGACACAGTTGGTCTTAAGCTTGTTCAAGATGCAATAAATATTGCAGTTCAGAAAGGTCTTGATAACAACAAATTCACCAAAGCTCAAGTTGCTGGACTTCGGCTTCCACTTAGGGATGGAGATGTAGAGTTTGATTCAGGAAACAGAGGTGCTGAGTATAAAGGGTGCTTTTTCCTAAACTCTTCTTCATCAAACAAACCTGGGGTAGTTAAAGCTCAAGCAGGTGGACCTCCAGTTCCTATCTTCGACCCTGATGAGTTTTTCAGTGGTTGTTATGGACGAGCAGATATTAACCTTTTCCCTTATAACCAAGCAGGCAACAGAGGTGTAGGAGTTGGTCTTAATAACCTTATGCTTGTTAAGGAAGGGGAGAGATTAGATGGTCGTCAGAAGGCGGAAGATGCCTTTTCAGATTACACTGAAGAGTCAACAGAAGTAGTAAGTGATGCTGTTTCTGATGACTTAGAATAAATCTCTAACTTGTGTTGGTGATGGTTCATCAGGGTAGACTAGGAAGAACTGATGAGGATAATGCCTAGTCTTTGATCACCAACACAACCTATAAAAGGAGGATAATATTATGGCAGAAGATAAACCAAATGAAACTTTAATTTCTTTTGAGTCTGGGCATTATAAGAAAGCTAGAGGAACTTGGAAAGGTGACAGTGTGTGGGCTCACTTTGCCAAAGAGAGTGGAGGGATGATTCATATAAACAAAGATAAAGTTGAGTATATGGAAACATTTGAAGTTCCTGTTACTAAAAAGAAATAAACTTTAACTGGGGTGCCACATTATGGCACTCCAAAACAAGGGAGGGTTAAATGTCTCATATAGGCATTGATTTTGAAACTAAATCAGAGGTTGATTTAAAAAAGCATGGTAAAACAAGGTACATCAATGGTAAAGAAGCGGATATTATTTGCATGGGGTATAAAATTGATGATGAACCCACCCAACTGTGGGTTCCTGGTGATTCAGTTTTTCCCACTTTTATAAGAAAACCACAGAAACATCAGTTTTACGCTTTTAATGCACAATTTGAGATGGCAGTATGGAATACACTTGGTAATAAATATCAGTTTCTTGCAACAAAACCTTCTCAATGGACTGATGTAATGGCCATATGTGGGCGATTCACTTATCCTCAAGGTTTAGCGAATGCAGGTGAAGTTCTAAAGCTTAAAGTCAAAAAGAACCCAAGAGGCAAAGCATTAATTAAATTAATATGTTGTCCACCATTTAAGTATACTCATATGGATTTAATGGAATTACATGGGTATTGCAGACGAGATGTTGATACAATGTATGAAATGTTGAATGCCTTGCCTGCTTCAGCATTATCAAAAAGTGAACAGAGACATTGGGAACGAACAGTAGAAAAGAATAACCGTGGATTACCTGTTGATGTTGAATCTGCAAAACAAATTTATAAAGTAACTGAGGCTTACAAAGAAGAACAGAATCAGTTATTACCTGACTTAACAGGTGGTGAAGTAACTAAAGCTACTCAAACTATGAGAATAACTAAATGGTTAAAGTCTAAAGGACTTATGACTCCAAACTTACAAGCTGATACAGTTATTAAGTTATTGGAAAGACTCGATCTTACTGATAGTATGAAAACTGTATTAGAGCTTAGGCAAGAACTTGGTAGGTCTTCAACTGCTAAATATTTAAAAATTATAGAACTTGAGTATAAAGGTAGAATATATGATAATATTCGCTATTATGGGGCCAATACTGGTAGAGATTCAGGTATGGGTTTTCAATTATATAATTTACCTAGATCAAAAGTTGGTGCAAAATCTGAGACTGAAGCTGATGAGCTCATACAATCCTTTTTTGACTTAAGTGTTATTGAAAAGAATCCTGTAAGTGTTGCAAAATCTTTAGTCAGAGCTATGATAAAGGCTCCCAAAGGAAAACTAATTGCTGCAGTTGATTATACTGGAGTTGAAAATCGAGGTCTTGCTTGGGTTGCTCAAGATGAAAAAACTTTACAATTATTTCGTGAAAATCTTGACCAATATATTGATATGGCTGTTGATTTATATAGAATTCCATATAATGATATTGACAGTCAACAACGGTATTTTGGTAAACAACTAGTACTTGGTTGCGGATATGGCCTTGGATGGAAAGGGTTCATAGGTTATGCAGAGAAAAATGATCTGTTAATCACTGATGAACAAGCACAAAGAGCAGTTGAAGCATACAGAACTAAATATAATAAAGTTGTTAAGCTTTGGTATAAATGCAAAGATGCTGCAATAAATGCTATATCACATCCAGGAATTGAATTTAAAGTATCATATGCCACATTTAAAGTAGTTTTTGATAGAAACAAAACTCGATGGTTGCAGTTAACTTTACCTTCTGGGAGAAATATATATTATAATAAACCCCTTATTAGAGAAGGCAAATTTGGGCCTGAAGCTTCAGCATATGGAATAAATCCATATACAAAAAAGTGGATGAGATTAAGTATCATTCCTGGAAGATTTGTTGAGAATATAGTTCAAGCTATGTCTAGAGATTTATTATTTCATGGTGAAGAATCATTAGAAAAAGCAGGATATAAAATTATAGGTTCAGTTTATGATGAAATTATTCTTGAGGTCCCTGAGAATTGTGATAGGGAAAAGACTCTCAAAGATATTTACAGTATTATATGTGATGTGCCTGATTGGGCAAGAGGTCTTCCACTCAATGCGGAAGGCTTTATTGAAAAACGTTATCGCAAAGCTTAGATGGTGACTTTCCTTGCTAGAACGTGATGTAGAAAAACATTTGGTTAAACAAGTAGCTAAACTTGGTGGCAAAGCCTATAAATGGAGCTCTCCTGCAAATCGAGCTGTTCCAGATAGGCTTTGCTGTTTTCAACAAGGTGAGATAAAATTTGTTGAATGTAAAGCAACTGGAAAACGACCTACACCATTACAGTGGAAAGTTATAAAGTATCTGCGAAGTCTTGGTCATGAAGTATTTGTAGTTGATTCCAAAGAAAAAGTTGACATTTTATATAGTCAATGGAAGGAGGAGTTAAATGATATCATCAGATAATGCGTATGACTTATTTGTGAGAATTGCCAATGCAAGTGGTATAAGAAAACAATTGCTCTTAAGAGGTACTGATGTTACAAAGTATTTGCTGGCCGCTTATGACCCGTTTACTAAATACCATGTAACTAAAGGAAAAGAAGGGGAGGGTGTAGAAGAATTTAGTGAAAGTACTTGGGATATTTTGAGAGTTCTATCTATTCGTAAATTCACAGGTCTTGATGCCCAAATGCTTGTTGATGCTTGTACACAAGAAATGACAGAAAAATCAGCTAAACTTTTTATCATGATACTTAACAAGGATTTGCGTATGGGGATGGGTGTGAAAACCATTAATAAAGTTTTTCCAGGACTTGTTCCAACTCATGATGTAATGCTTGCGAAACTTTTTGACATACATCGTGTGAAATACCCATGCTTTGGTTCTCCAAAGATTGACGGTGTTCGTGGAGATTTTAAAAATGGTGGATTCTATTCTCGTGGTGGTCATCTTTATACTGGTTTGGATCATTTAATAAAAGAGTTGGCATCTGTTACTGAGAGTATAACAGGAGAATTGATTGTTCCTGGATTAACATTTCAAGAAAGTTCAGGGATGATTAGAAGTA